TTTCTGACTTTCGGGAACTATACCAGTAACACCTCTTGACTTATCTAAGTCAAACAATGACACGATTGCCTGCACACCTAATAGTCGTTTGTCATAGTTATATTTCTTAAAACGATGCGGTGTGTCTACATGGGGATTGACCCAATTACTATGCCCTTCAATAACTACGATATCACTAGCATACCATTCAGCTAGTGGTAGTTGTGGCTTAATCAATTCACTGACCATAGCTTCAATTTCTATGACTTCAGGCCAGTCCATAACCATTTGACTCCACCAGACACTGATATCAGGTAAGTCTTTGATTTGTTCACGCTCTGCGTATTGTTTGTTAGCACTACTTGCTCGTACTGGTTGTATAGTATTGAGTTTCGCTACCACTGCATCAATTAGTTTCTCCGGGATATAACTGATAGCTACATCATATCCCTGTCCGTTTGTTAGTTCTGCCATAATTCATACATAGTTATCAGTTTGCTAGACCATATTGTAATATCTACAGCCTTAGCAGAACCCGAAAAGTCCCATCCATCTCCTCTATTGCCAAAGTTTTTGCGGCACCATTTAATAACGGTCGCAGGGTCACCAGAACATCGAAAGATAACTTTACCCGAGTCACGTTCATTCACACATTCATATTCAACAATTTCTATATAGGGTGATAGAGTATCAAACGGTGTAATTGCCATCGAGTATTCTCCACATTAATTCTTTGTTCATAACTTCAGCGCAACGGTCTGCTTCTGTTTCGTTCTTAAATGTCAAGCCAACAATCTCATACATGTCCCGTACATACTCTGTGTAGTTCTTTTTATTGAACCATACATCACTATTAACCCACATGATATCATACTCATGATTATTTAATTTGATAGCAAGTCCGGCATGGTCACTACGTACAGTCCTAAACATAATTTGAAACAAATCTGTTTTCTTGATGTGCTTAATCATCTCTGTTGTTTGTGGCCAGTCTACCATATAAGTAACACCTTGTGCATCAAATTTTTTTACCTTAAAACTCATGACCACCTCAACATAAACCATTCAGCATCTTTTGCTTTTTCAAACACCCACACTCGACCTCTATTATTATAGTGACCCTTGACATTCTCTTTACACCATTCTTTAATTTCACGTGAGAAAGATGCTGTCATATCTGACCATGAATTAGGTATGGATACTTTAATCCAGCCTACTGATATCATCATAGCTACCATAAGCTCCCAGTCAATTTCTTTTGCCATTTCGTTGCTCAACTTTTCTGCTAGTTCTTGTTCTAAATCTTTAATCATGCTATTACCTCTGAAAACATCAATCCAAATAATGTTGCATATCTATCATCTTCAAATGTTAGAGTCCATTCGGGGCCGTTTCTCTTTGCTATCCAGCCTTGGCCACCTCTACTACTATGTAGCCAATGCATTCTAGGACCCACATTCTTTGTGATCCAAACTTCATGATCATTTGTAAAGTCACGTACTGGAATAGTTATCATTACCAACTCAATGCAAATAACAAATAGTCACGCTCATGTCTGAATTTTACACGAAACTCAGTATGAAATCTAACCCAACGGCAATGTCGTTCAGGTTTTCCGATGTTTCTATATAACCAAAGCACTATATCTGTCTGAGTTTCTTCAGATTCAGTATGAACAATATGCTCATGCCAACCCACACAGGTGTTATCGTATCCCTTTTCCCAATCATACCAATGATATCTTATATTATCAGGGAGAACCATGTGGCATTTTTCTCATCTACAAAATCAAACACTACACACTTTTCCTGTGTAATTTCCCATTTGTCATTAACTGTTTGAGGAAAGTACGCAAAGGTAAAATCTACGTCATTGCGTAGATTGTGTTTTTTTAACTCGTCTAACATATGGCTGATTTCCATTGCACTCTTAACTACGATAGAAACTTTCATAACCACTTTTTATCCCCATCTTAATTCAAAATGAACAGCGTCACGCTTATCCTTAAAATAGAAATACATGCCTTCATGACCGGTGCGGGTAGTAAATCTTTCATCAGGCAAACCGTATTGTTCCATAGCCCAGGCACATGCTATGTTCCAATCATTCCTTGTCCAAGGAATACAAATCTTAGTACCCGCCGGCATTCAATAGTTCCTTAACCTGTTTTACATTCTCTGGTTCACGATTGAACTTAATCTTCCATAACTCTGGATTGATATAATCAATAACCATCTTCACGTGTGATTCATTTAAACTATCTAAGAACTTCACACCACTATTACTTTGATATAGCATCCAAGGACTTATTCTACCTCTAGTAATTTCTAAACAAATTCTGTTTACATTACCATACCTAAGATAGTCTTTACCTTGAATTGTTTCTTTTGTTGCTAATTCAATAGTCGTTTCGACACTTCGATGAATTGCATCTAATGGATCTTCTGTTCGCAAGTATTCAATTAGATATCTTGTATAGATACTATCAGTAGTCCATGTGTCAATTTTGATTTGATTCTTTACTAACCAAGGAGCGAATCTACTGACATTTAATGCATTGATATCTACACAATAAGAACCAAATTTTGCAAAGGCTGTATAGTATGCACTCTTAATGAATTCTTCATACGTCTTTTGCTTCTTACTTGCGCTATTTTTTTTATAGAACTCAAGCCATGATTGAAATCCTAGTCTGTTACTTAACCGATCTTTTTCTAACCAGCGATGTTTGTATTCGCAAATGTGTTTGACTACCGTTGATTCACGTAGGAAATTACGGCCGCAAAACTCACAACCGTATTTTGGTTTAGAGATTTCCTCTATCTCTTTCGTACTGTTCAATATCTTCATCTGTGACTACTTGATTTAAAACTTCGAGATCCGAAGTCTTCATGTTGGGATAAACTTGTCCTAAATACAATTTTCTTTTTTGTTCTGTTACGTATGCTTTAGACACCTCTGTTAAACTCTCATTATCGGCTTTAGGATAAATCTTTGTATAATATTCTTTGATTTCTTTAAGAGTCGCTGCCTCTTTATACTTGATAACTTTTTCTCTGATATGTGGAATCCATTGATGAAATTGTTTGCCAACACCTGGACTTGCACTACACAACATCATCCATTGAAGCTTGGGATGTTTTTGTACAAACTCTGAAAACAAATGCTTGTTTGCATATTCATTAACACTCATCACGTAGTAACGAGAAAGACCTTCACTACCTTTGATTGCACTCATCCAATGAGTTAGCATAAAAGGTACAATTTTCTTTTTTTGTTCAGCCGTAAGTTTGTCATAGAATCCATAGTCTTTATTATCTAATGCGTTTAACACCGAAAATAAATCTACGTCTACATTCTCAAACTTTTCATCTTTTGCAAGTTGAGGTTTTTTAGTTGCCATTAGAACGCCTGTGAGTAATCTACAATTTCGCAGTTTCTACTAACTTCTTTTACAAAGTAAACACATCTTGGTTTAACACCGTCATCAATAGGCACACATAAAAATTGACCATTTTTTAGACGGGGAGCATACCAAGTTACATCGTGATAGATATCTACAATTTCAATCGGAACAAATGATGGGCTAAAACTAGTCAATGGATTAAATTCAAACGCACTGAATCCTCGATCATTGATACTTGTTAACGGCAATATTTCTAAATCACCGTGCTCTTTTTCTCCAATCAGTATTTGCCAATCCACTGGCATCTTAATCGTAGTATTTCCTACTTTTAACACTAATGCTGGCGCACTGAATGATTCTAAGAAGATTAGTGGGATGTAATGATAATCTACATTGTTGGGGTTACTATTGTCTAGTATTGCAAAGCGAAGGTCATCGATCTCATCTGGTAAGGTTTCTAAATTATAGAAACAATTGTCAAGGGTAAGAATTCTCATGTTTATATTATATCACTTATATTTTAGTTTTTCAACATCAAACGGGTAGGATGCATCTTTGTAAAATGCTTTCCTTTGTGTTAAATGTCGTTTTGCAAATTTGCATGAACTAGTAATATCCCAAATTTGTACAAAATCTTTGTCTTCTGCCTTACGAATACCACGACCGATTGATTGGATCACTCTTACAAAACTCTTGCCCGGCTCAAGTAACATGACATTAAAGATACGGGGAATGTTAATTCCAACTGCCGCAACACCGTATGTAGCAATGATGATTTTGTTAGTAGCAGTGGCAATGTCATCATAGTGTTCTGTGCGGGTTGTACCTTTAGTACCACCTGACACAAACACTACATTGTCTTCTGCCACACCTAATTCTTCTAACTTGAGATGTAATAATTGCCCTGCTTCAATTCTATCAACAAGAATCAATGTATTGCCTGCGTCTTTAACTGTACTTGCTAATTCAGCAATCTTGGACATTCTTTTATCGTCACTAGTTAAGAATTTAAGTTCGCTTTGATAGTTAGTAAACTCCATACCATCTTGAAGTTGAATAATGTTGACATGACATTGTGACAACACCCCCATTTCTTGTAATGTGCTAGCGGCTAATGAACCTATAACTGGTCCCAAGCTAATTGTTAATGACAACGATTCTATCTTAGCTTTAGGTATAGTTCCTGTTAGTCCCCAACGAATAGGTACTTGACTCATTACTCCGGTTAGTAATGTTTTCAATACATCAGCTTTTGCTTGGTGAACTTCATCAACGATGACACATACCACATCGTTAATAAAATCTTCAAACGGTACTTCTGCTTCATTTGCTTTTGTTTTCTTTAGCATGTTACCAAGACTTTGCCATGTACAGATAGTATGTGTCTTGTCATATTCTTTTCTACCACCATAGTACACTCCTACATCAAGTCCAAGATTAACATAGTCAGCTTCTGTTTGTGTGACAAGACTAGTATTAGGTACGATGACGATTGAACGGCCGTATTGTTCAATACTCGCACTTAAAGCCGCAGTGATTAGAGTCTTGCCGGCGCCTGTAGCAATTTCTTGCAGTGCTTGTGGATTCTTAAGATAGTTATTAATGATTTCAATCTGATAGTCACGCAACACAACAGGTTGACCTGCCATTGGATGCTTAGA